TCTTCGACAAAGTAGCGCTGATCCGATACCTCGATTGTAACCGTCCGGCGGTCACCGAAAGCTGTACCTACGCTAAGGTCACCAAGCAGGATGTATGGCGTGGTTGCCGCGAGGACTTTGGCCATATTCTGCACAAAGACCACAGGGTATCCGTAGAGCATAGGGGTAGGGCCGTATGCGCCTTGGATGTCCATAATCGAGTTCCCACCGAGTGCATCAAGCAAAGGTGCAATCGCGTTGTACCAAATCTCCTTGTGCATGAACCATTTTGCGTTAGGTGCATACGTTGGGAGCTTGGCAACCATACCCTTCAAGTTAGCAAGGGTTGGGCTGTAGGTGATTGTCTGACCGGTCGTGAAGACCTGCAAGGATGCGATGTTAGCCTTGGTTGCGTTGAGGTTGTAGACAGCATAGAGGATGCCATCGAGGCCGCTCGTGGAGTCGACTGCATTGTTGAAAACAACGCGGTCTTCTTCTTTAGCCAAGGAGTACGCCATGTCACGGGCAAGCGTTGCGCCAAAGTCGATAATGGAATCTTCAGCCAACTCTTTAGATACCTGAGTAAGAATCGATGGCTTCTTGGCTACCAAGTTGACCTGTGCAAATGTCAGGTCGGAAGCGGTGATAGCCGTGTTCTCACCAGGGTAGTAGACCGTGGTGCTTGCGGTTGCATTCGGGACGTTGAGGACATCGCTGGACATCGGGTAGATGCGGCAGTTCTGACGCGCAATGCCAAACTGCTCACGGAGGTAGATAAGCTCAGAACTCAGCGGATCTGGAACCGTGAAACCACCAGCGGTTGTCGTGCCTTCCGACTGCGACTTAAGGTTAGCCTTGCACCACTCAGCAGCCTTGCGGTTGCCCATGATGCTGCGTCCCCACTGACCCCAAGCGTAAGCCTTGTAGTTAGCCTCGTCACGAGTACCAGAGAGTGGATTGCGTCCAACGCCGCCCGACTTCCATGGCTGGTCTACTTGCGCTTCGGTAGCCACAGGGTGGCCTTGTCCGAGTGCCTTAATGGTCTCGATGCGCTCTTCGATGCCCTTGGCTTCTGCCATCAGGGACTTGACCTGTGCGAGGTCACCGTTACCGGAAGCAAGCTCCCGCGCGGTAGCAAGCACAGAATCTTTCTGATTCTGCAATTGTGTCAAATTCATAGTTGTGTTAGCAACTCCAGACGGGCCAGCAGTTCCTGGCGTTCGTCATTGTCATGGGCTTTCGCCTCTACTACGATGACCGGTTGCGTCTCTGGCTGGTCTGCATCCCGCAGTGAATCCCAGACTACAGGGGCAAGGCGCTTTGCAGCTGACCGGCTAAGACCGACTGCATCCCGCAGTCGACGTTCTACACCCCGCAGGGATGCGGGTTGTATACACTTGGCACCGTGCATGGCGTATAGCTGCTTTGCACGATTCGCAAACTCGTTGATGATTGCATCAGCCATTGAAGCGTCAGCCACCAAGCCGATACCCTCGGACATCGCCTCGTAGTAGGCTTCCATGCCTTCATGGATTAGATCCGCTTCAGCCATCTTGAATAACTCGGCGGCGTACTCTTCCGGGGATTGTTCAGGCATTGGAGCCATGACCATCTCTTCCATGTCATCCATGCCGTGCATATCCATACCCATCATCGGATCCATGCCGTACTCCTTAGCTGGCTTTTTAATTTTGGTAAGCGCATCCTGTCGATGTACTACCGATACCTTGCTCAGTACCAGCTCATCGCCCTGCTGTGCGAGTACTTGGATTTTGTAGACTGGGTTACCTGCACGGCCTATCTGCGGGTCACCTTTAGGCTCAGGGCTAAGCGGGCCGGAATCGGATATGGCTACAATCTGTCCGCGGGCTTTACCGCCCGCGCTGTTCCAAGTCACGTAGTCATCTACCCGCAGCTCGGCTTTTGTCTCTTGCATCTCGTAGATGTCCTGTAGGCTCTTTACGCTGTTGCGATACTCGGCAGGTGTCGGGGTAATGCTTGCTTCGGCTATGGGCCAGCGGGTAATTTCAGCGGCACCGCCCATGCTCTTGCGCTCTACCAGATGACCAGCTGCACCAGACGAAAAGCCCATCTTGCCTTGCTTGCAGAGCTTCGCAATCATGCTTCCGTATTCATCCGCCATGTCTAGTTGGGCTTCATACCAAAGCCCGGTATCGTCCATCTTTACAAAGCCTGTACCGATAGACTTCTTGCCTACAGCGGCATCCATGCCGTGGTGGTAGTACACATTCAAAGGGACTCGCTGCCCCTTGGCAACCGGGAATCCGTAGTCGGTTTGAGGCGTGAAGTAGTCACCTTCAAGGTCGGCGGTCTTGGTATCACCAAAGCGCACAAGGTAGCCCTTGACGTAGCCAAGCCTGTCGCTCTTGATACCGTCAACGGTAGATGTCAGCAAGTCCATACACCCACTATCCCACATACCTACACGAGGCTCCGTAAGGGCAGTACGCGGGTTGTAGGCCCCCAGTCTTGGTTCTGGTCTACCTGCACGAAATCAGCAAGCGGTTTGCCATCTAGATACATTTGATATCTTGCAGGCCCCATGATGGCTAACTTTTCAGACTCTGACAAACCAGCAAGAATCCGATCAGGCGTGGCAACCTCTGGCCGAGTATCAGGGATGGAAGAATCCCCGGTTATCTCTGCCCATGAAAGCGTTTCGGGTATCATCACGCACCGGCAGTTAGGGTGGCTTGGCATGATGGTGTCGGTGGCTTGCAGTGTGCCGGATAGAGCCAAGCAAGCAAGGCATACCCGCGCATCCTGCGTAGCCTGCCGCCGGTAACCGGTAACCGCGCCATTCTGCGTATACAGTTGCCGCTGGGCTTCCCTGGCGCTTCGTATCATCTCAGTACGGGCGATAGTCTCTGCTCTTTGCCTGCCGATGTCTGCCGCTTTGCGTACCCGCCGTGCTACCGTGCGCGGGCCTTCACCTAGGCTGATGCCCTGTACCAAAGCCATCTGCATGGCATCAGTGGTTACTTGGGGGATGGCATCGAATAGGACAGCCAGAGGGCTACCATCGCCTGCGAACCCGACAAAGGCCTGCAAGGCTTCGTCAGGTAGACTTGTCCAGCTAGTACCAAGGGTAACCCCGGCGGGTTTTTTACCCGCTGCCGCTTCCACAAGGCTTGCCGTTGCATCATTAGCAAGGATAGCGGCTTGTAGCTGCCCATCGGCTGTAATCACTGCCCCTTCAACGCTGAACTTTTTCAGGTTGCGCCCTAACTCTTCGATGTTGTCTATGATCCGCTGACGCATCCAGAGTATGGTTTCGGATGGCGGTTCGCCGTTGGCTTCACGCTCTGCTATCCTACCCTCCAGCGCTTCAAGCTCATCGATGCTGGCCTTGGTTGCCGCTTTGTATGCCCGTTGCATCCGGCTGATGGCTACGCCTTCACGCTCTAGCAGGTCGTTGCGATACTTCTGACTAGCGGCATAAATCCTGCCCGTGCCGGTGTCTACTCGCTTGAGATTTCCTCCAGCGAATACCCGTAAAAAGGGTGGCTCTTGTACACTACCCCCGGAGTGCATACATGGTCGGTGTCAAGGCTCTTGCCATCTTGTTGCATAGCGTCCCGCTTGGATGTAGACCAGCGGAACCCGGCATCGCCGCCCCACAAGTCCCAGGCTACACGCCCCGGTGAAGGGTAGCCCTCTTCCCCGCTGTTGAAGCCTTCAGCTTTTTTGTCGACTTCATGCCGTGAAAAGAAAGAATACATCCGCAAGATGGTATCTTCGGATAACTTCTCACCATTCACAATTTGGTTAGCCCGTGCCAAGCCTACCCGCGTCCCGCCGTCGAACCCTTCAGCCTTCCAGTCAAGCGCCCGCTGTGCCGCTGTCCGCATCGCTTCGGTTGGGCGATACTTCATTTCGTACGATCGCACTGCTGCACCATCAAAGCCGCCGGTGCTTTGTACCGGGATAGCCGTTGGGTGTAGCTGCCCTTCATCTTCCGGCACTGCTTCCAGCCCGGCTATGCGCTTGGCTTCAGCCCGATCAATGATGCCCGCCTTGTACAGTTTCTCTGCTCTTACCGCTTCCGCTTGCATATCATCAGCAAGCGCCCTGACCGTTTCAAGGTCATACATAACGTAATCACCCTGCTGTGTCTCAGGGTATTCCGGCAGCAGGTCAGCGGTAATGGCATCCGCCAAGGTACGGAGCAAAGGCACCATGCCATCTTCCCATGCCGCCTGTTGGGCGCGTTCATAATTGCTGTAGGTAGATCGTTCTAAGCCCGAACCAAGGCCTAAAACCATAGGGTTGATGCCAAGGGCGGAACAGATGCGCTCTTCCGGTACACGCCGTACGGAGTCTAGAGCAAGCTCTGAAGGAGTAAGGGATACACGATCCATCTTGTAGGCACCGGTCATTACCACGATGCCACCGCTACCGTCCCCGGTAAGGTCTTCGTGCAGCTGGCGCTTGACCTGCCGTGCATCATCCATGCTCATGTCTACCGATGTCTCTTTGGCATCAGGGCCGACGATAAGACTAGGCATAGCGCCGTTAGCCAAGAGTCCATAAGCGGTAGTGGATGCGGTGTTGTCGGTTGCAATCTCCCGCAGTACAGCGGTAAGCGGCGCTCTACCAATGCGGATATCGCTAGGGTCTCTGCCGTACCGAATGTGGATGATGTCAGAAACCGGGATATCAAAGGAGCGCCCGTCCGTGGTGTAGACGTAGTGCGTTAGAGGGTTTATGCCATTGCCTACCGGGCGTACCATGTCCTGCGGAAGGAACTGCAAGGCAGTAACCACACCACGGGTTGTAGAGCGAATCTTGCGCAGGTAGGTATTGCCGAAAAGCTTGTAGTCTTGAATGACCCAGCCCCAGAATAAAGACCCCATAATCATTGGATCCGGTTGCGCCATGAGCTGCAATACCGGGTGGTCTTCTACCGGTTCGGCTTGCTGGCTGTCTACCGGTCGGTAGTAGCGCGGCGTGGCTTGAGGGTAGTTCCGCACATACCAGTCAATCGCTGATGCCACAACGCCATTCAGCCCAAGGTCACCGGCAACCCTTGCCCAGTCCTTAGTACTTCCAGGCAGCGCCCGGCGTAGCAAGGTTTGCAGCTGACCAGAGCCGTACCCGGTTAGGTAGATGTCTCTGGATTGAGACAACGGCAGCGGGAGTGCCTGTGTCGGGTTGGCTGCGGCTTTACGTCCAAGGAAGCGGTCAAAGATACCCATGCTCCCAGTATCCCACAAAAAGAAAAAGCCCCCTTGCGGGGGCCTTTTGATTCCTAGAACCTATCTTTTCTTTTTCACCATGTAGGCTTTTGCTTGTGCAATGCGCACGGTGCGATTCCATCCCTCAACCCATACATAGTTGTGATCGATTTTTACAATCGGCCCTTGAATAGCACATTGCTGTTCTACATCTACGCCTAACTCGTTTGTCATAATCCGAGCATAGAAACCACCAGCCATCTCGCCAAGTTGTGGTCTGAACATATTGATTTTCATGTCGTGAGTATATACACCTAATGTGTATATTGCCAACATATAAACTACACGGCACCCCATGAACGCTTAGAACCGCACACTTGCCAAGCATACGCCAGGGCATCCACTACGTCATCATGCCTACCAACGGGGAAGCTCAGTAACTCATCTTCAAAGTATGCCGGTAGCCCTTGGCAGTGCATGACTTGGCTTTGCTCGTACCGGGCTTCCAGAGGGGCAAAGCGGGTCACTTTGTCACGGTCTGGCCGGATGCCCCGGATAGGTAGTTTCGTACGCCGTAGAAGCTCCTGCACGACAGCGGCTTGGTATTGCACCTGCTCGATGCCAATCATAGATGGCTTCCACTTCTCAGCCATGGCTTCGATGAAGCGCAGGACAGCTGCAAAGTCTGACCTAGTACGGTTGATGTCTCTAACGTAGATCGTGCCATCGTCTCCCCGGCTCACTACCGCCACGCCGGTATAGTCCGCTTCGCTCTTTGTAGAGATGGCAAGGTCAACCCCGATGTAGGTAGGTAGCCCTTCAGGGCAATCGCCATACCGTAGCCACTCCCGCTTGATTCTCGCTCCCGCCGCATCGACAAACTCCGCTAAATACTCTTGCCGAAAAGCAATCGATGGCAAGGATTCCCCTGCCTTGCCTACCTCCTCCGGATCTATCCAAGGGTTAGCCGTGGTTGGCATCTGCCAAGACATCCAGTCAGCATCGGTAGCGGCTTGATTGTAGAGCGTTCTAAAGTAGTTGCTCCCCTTGGGAGTGCTGAGAAAAAAAGCATCCCCCTTGTAGTCGGTAAGCGTTGGGCGTATGGCTTCCGTCCAGGCTTGCTCTAGATGCCGTGCCATGGCGGCCTCATCGATGATGACCCGCTTGTACTTTCTGCCACGGGCTACCGTGCTAGGGTCATCCAAAGTCCAGTAATCGATGGCTGCCCCGGTTATAAGCTCGATGCGCGGTGCGGGGCTTTGTACGGCTCGCCGGATGACGGGAGCATAGATGCGCTTGTGATCGGCGTATGCCTCTTCTAGGAGCCGGTAGGTAGGGGCAAACCACGCGCAGGGTAGCCCGTCAATCAATACCGGGTCAGATAAAAGATTACCGCCCAGCGTAGTCTTACCAAAGCGTCTCCCGCAAGCAAGCACGTTGTACCGCTTGGCTTCCCGCAGAATGACCTGCTGGGCTTCATGCGGCCTTGGTAAGACCAGCCGGATATCAGCCACCAGGCTTATCTGCGTATTCCACGATTACCTTGACCGGGCTACCGTCTGCGCCGGTCTGCTCTACCCTAGATGACCAGTCGGCCTTGTGCTTACGTTCAAGCCACCACGCCGCCGCCTGCCAAGTCGTGTCAGCTGCTTTTTGAATGATAGCAACGTTGCGCACCTCGGCATCCGCTTCTGCTTTTTTTATAGCGTCCGCAAATTCCGACTTGTCTCGCAACCAGTTTG